TCAGCAACCACCTCAAGGTCAAGTTCAGTAATGGATAAACAGTTTTTCAAAGGAATACTGCCCTTAGTAAACGATAGAGATCAATACAACTCTCTTAAGGATTACGCAAAGGCACGTATAGCTCATTACCACAGTCTCTTAGAGACAACCAAGGAACATCAGCGCGTCTTAGAAATACAAGGCGCTATCGCTGAGTTAAAGCGGATTGATACCTTACGAGATGAAGCAATTAAAGGTGCAGAGTAATGGTACAGCCAAATCAAAACAAATCAGGATTAGTCGGTCTTGCTACCGCTAATAAAGGTATTACCACAGAGGAAGGTAAAGACATGGCATCGAAGAAGTTTCAATTAGACCAGAAGAAAGCCGATATGAACAATGACGGTAAGTTGTCTAAGTATGAAGAAGTTAGGGGAGAAGCTGTCCAGAAAGCTACGGACAAGGATGAACTGGTAGAAATGTATCACGGCGGTATGGCGTGTGGTTGCGAAGGCGACTGCGATGGGTCGTGCGGTGGCGGTATGATGGACGGCATCATGGGCTACGATGATGTGTCTGGTAATCCTATTCCTCTAGGGTCTAACGCAGAGAATGTGCGTGATGATATCGATGCAAAGCTAAGTACTGACGAGTATGTACTACCTGCTCACGTAGTTAAGTGGCACGGCTTAAAACATATCCAGATGATGCAGTCTGAGGCAGAGATGGGTCTCATGTCTATGCAGATGGATGGACTAATCCAACACGCTGATACTGAAGAAGTTGAAGAGGTAGAGGAAGCCGAAGAAGTCACAGAAGATGTACCATCTGAAGAGATGGACATAGAGGCATCAACTGTCGAAGTAGATGACCTTTTAGATGATGAAGAAGCAACTGAAGAAGAAACTTCTAAAACATCAAACCTCCAAGGAATGCTGAAAAAACAAAAATACGCATTCATAATGTAAATTGGATACCCGAAAATTATCGGACCCAAAAGGAAACACTATGCAAAAACAAAAATATACCCGTGCTGTTGAAGAAGATGAATTAACTTACAGCGAGGAAATGGCATTAAATCAGCCAGAACAAGAGCCTACTCAAGCATTAGGTGCTGAAGAGGAAAGCTACAAAAAACGTTACCAAGATATTCAACGTCATATCCAAACGGTACGTGATCAAAAGGATCAAGAATTAGCAAACGTTAAAAAACAATTAGACGATGCTACTCGTAAACAGATTAGGTTCCCTAAGACTGATGCTGAAGTAGAGGCTTGGTCTAATCGTTATCCTGATGTTGCAAAGATTGTTGATACAATTGCACGTAAGCGGGCTAATGAAGTCTTAGCTGAAGGCGAGAAACGGCTAGAACAAGTCGAGAAATTTGAACGTACTCTTAATAAGCAGAGCGCAGAACAACAGTTAGTTCAACTACATCCTGATTTCGCTCAGATACGGCAAGACCCTAAGTTCCATGAATGGGTATCTATGCAACCTTCTGCAATGCAAGATAGCGTTTATAAGAACAACACAGATGCTACATGGGCGGCGCGTACAATTGATTTGTACAAGTCAGATATGGGCAAACGTAAGACCACTAAGACGGCGGCACAGGCTGTAGGACGAACATCCTCATCTGCGCCATCAACAGGTGGTAAATCTACTTTCTCTGAAAGCATGGTACAGCAAATGTCTGACCGTGAGTATGAGGCTAATGAAGAGGCAATCAATGCATCAATCTCTTCTGGTACTTTCTCATACGACATTTCAGGAGCTGCACGTTAACAACTAATAAAGTAATTAACTATTGCAGTAACTATATCGATGTGTTATAATGAAACCATTGATTAATTAGGTATAAGACACTAATTCAGTATACCCTATACCAAACCCTCCAGATAATAATACTAAGTCTACCAGTGAGATTTGACCCGCTTTTGCGATACTCTTAACGAACTGCCACCTATGTTACGTTGTCTGTTATAGCTACTTCTATTTCAATTTAACAATACATTGTACAGCGTCATTATCGCTACCTAATCATACAATCAAATTGATTTAAGAAGTTCAATTTAAGCCATTTCATTCAAGGAGCATTTATAATGGCATTTCCAAAGGCCTCTGGCTACACAAATCTCAACTCTGGGAACTTCTCCCCGGTAATTTATAGTAAAAAAGTACAGAAGGCTCTACGCAAGAGTTCTGTTATCGAGTCAGTGACTAACACTGATTATACCGGGGAAATTAGTAACTTCGGCGATAGCATTAAAATTATCAAAGAGCCAGATATCACAATCACGACATATGAGCGTGGTACTGCGTTGGCAACACAAGACCTTACAGACGCAGATTTCACAATGGTTGTAGACCAAGCGAACTACTTCCAGTTTGCGATTGACGATATTGAAGAAGCACACTCACATGTTTCGTTCGGCGATTTAGCAAGTGACCGTGCTGGTTACAAACTGCGTGATACAATGGACGCAGAAGTACTTGGCTACCTAGCAGGTTGGAAGACTCCATCTTCATGGGCGCGTCGATCAGCATCTGGCGATATTAACGGTACTAAAGCCGATACTAACGCTGGTAACGATGAGATGTTGGCGGCTAACAAGCTAGACATCACAGACTTCGGTGGATCAGATGTTGGCGGTGACGCTGAAGTAACATCTATTCCAATCGCAGTAGGCGGTGGCGCGGGTGGTATCACTTCACCATTGGCAATCTTGAACCGTATTGCTCGTCAAATGGATCAAGCTAACGTAGACAGCGATGGTCGTTGGATCGTAATTGACCCAGTATTTGCAGAAGTACTAATGGATGAATCAAGTAAGTTGATTAATTCTGACTTCGGCGGTGGTGATGAACTGCGTAACGGTAAGTTGCCCGGAACATTACGTGGGTTCTCAATCTACAAATCCAATAACCTTCCATACTTAGGTAACGGTGCGGGCGCGTCAGCGGCGGCAGGTTCTGAAGCGAACTTTGGTGTTCTATGTGCTGGTCATGCATCTGCGGTAGCTACGGCTCAACAGATCGCTAAAACAGAAACATTCCGTTCACCAACTACATTCGCCGATGTGGTCCGAGGCATGAATTTGTATGGTAGAAAAATACTTCGACCAGAAGCATTGTTCACAGCTAACTACAACTTAGCATAAAAATATTAGGGGCTGGCTTAGTGCTGGCCCCTTAACTCATTTTTAAGGTATTGTAATGCCAACAAGTTATATTGATCTATGCAATCAGACACTTCGACGACTTAACGAAGTAGAGATTTCTGAAGCCGACTTTGGGTCGGTTCGTGGCGTTCAGGCATTAGTTAAAGATGCTGTAAAAGCCGCTGTTGCTAAAATTAACCAAGCTGAGTTTGGATGGCCTTTCAATGCCGCTGAAGAGACTGATACTTTAGTCGCAGGTCAGACAGAATATACTTGGCCTCAGTATTATAAAATAGCTGATTGGAACAGCTTTCAAATCCAAGAGAATGACAACTTAGGTGCAGGGTTTAAAACTCTAAAAGTTATCGACATAGACGAATGGTATTCTAAGTACCGTGATGATGACTACACCGCTGGTAACGCAGGTAGAGATTGCCCTGAATATGTGTTTGCAGGTCACGGTAACGGTTACGGAATAAGCCCGTCACCTAACAAAGCGTACACCTTAAAGTTTAGATATTATATGAACTACTCTGATATTACGAATGCTACTGACGTTACTCGCATTCCAGAGAGCTACGACACTGTTCTTATCGACGGTGCTATCTATCATATGTATATGTTCAAAGATAACTTAGAAGCCGCTCAAGGTGCTTATGTTGCATTTGAGAAAGGCATCAAAGATTTACAAACTCTCTATATCAATAATCAAATTTCTATTAGAGATACACGGATTAAATTTTAATGCCTGATCAGATTACGTCTTACAAACTAATCAGTAGCGGCGGTCTTAATAGTAATGAAAATCACTTAGACCTATCGGATAACAATCCGGGTGCAGCTACAAGATTAGTTAATTACGAACCAAGCCTCTTCGGGGGCTATCGTCGTATTGAAGGCTATGATGAATATGACAGTGATTACGGAGAAGTTACGGTAGCAGGGCAGTCTACAGCTACAGGTAAAGTTCTAGGGTTAGCTATATTTAAAGATGATGTCACGGTATCAACAAAGATTATTGCTATCCGACAAGACGCTACTGGTGGTAACTACAGTTTCTATCATTACACAGCCTACATTGGGTGGCGTAAGTATACCTTAGATCATTCTGTAACTAGGCCGATGACATTGAATGGTCGTACCGTTAGCAAGATACGTCATGTATCTTTTAACTTTGGTGCAGGTAATAAAATAGTCTTCGTAGACGGTGTTAATCCAGCTATCGTATTTGATGGCGATCACTGGGAAGAACTAAAGTCTACTAATGCAGGTGGATATACTTCTGGTTCAAGCCACGATGCGGGAGCTTCTACAGGTGGTGGTGATCAATGTCTTAATGCACCATCCCTAGTAGACGTATTTCAGAACACTTTATTCTTAGCAGGTGATACTGCATTCGGCGCTACAATTGCTCACTCTGCACCGACAACTACCGCAGACACAGATGGTCTTTATGATTTTAGGGTAGCATCTGGTGCAGGTCAGATAGCCGCTGGTTTTGATGTAGTACAGATCAAGCCTTTCCGAGATGATATGTTTGTCTTCGGTAATAATGGCATTAAGAAAATTACCGTAGATGCCGCTAACAACTTTGTTACTGATCAGGTTACTTCTAACGTTGGTTGTGTGGCAAGAGACAGTGTATTAGAGATCGGTGGCGATCTTATGTTCCTTAGCCCTGATGGTTTTAGACCTGTGGCAGGTACTTCTCGCATCGGTGATGTTGAGCTAGAAACTGTGTCTAAACCAATACAGGCAACTCTAGTTGACCTAATTGCCAACAGTGACATGGATACTCTAAATGGCGTAGTTATTCGATCTAAGTCTCAGATTAGATATTTTATAGGGGATGATAGTACGTTTGCTAGTGATAGTATTGGTATCATTGGAGGCCTTACTAACAGTACAGGCGCTATCTCTTGGGAGTTTGGTGAATTACTAGGTATACGTGCTTCTTGTACTACGAGTGGATATGTAGGAACTACTGAGAATATTCTACACGGTGATTATGATGGTAAGGTTTATAAACAAGAATATGGTACAAGTTTCAATGGCATAGATATTGTATCTATTTACGCAACTCCTTACCTAGATTTTGGTGAAACAGAACAACGCAAGACAATGCGTAAGATCAATACATTTATTCGGGCTGAAGGCCCATTAGAGATGCTTTTGAGTATGACTTATGATTGGGGTGATGGAGATACATCGACACCAGCGACTTACGGGCAAACATCTACAGGCGCACCTACCAGATACGGCGGTAGGAATATTAACTATAACGCAACAAACGTACTTTATGGTGGCTCATCGAAGCCAATAATGACCAGTGATATCCAAGGCTCAGGTTTTTCGGCTCAGGCAACATTTGTTACAATAGGTCAGACAGAACCACACTCTATTCAGGGTATGGTCTTTGAATTTACTGCCGCAGGGAGAAGATAGAATATGGCTGGATATACAAGACAATCTACTGCTAGTATTATTAACGGGTCTAACATTACAGCCCCGCCACTAAATACTGAGTTTAACCAACTTCAAGCTGCGTTTAATGCTACTAGCGGTCACACACATACAGGCGGCACAGGCGATGCCCCAAAGATTAATCTTGTTACGTCAGTGTCAGGATACTTACCTGCAATACATGGCGGTATTGGCGGTAAAAACAAACTAGATGCAACCACAACTCCTGTGGTTACAAACGATAATACCGAAGGATATGCTCCGGGTTCTATGTGGGAAAACACAAGTACTGGGCGTATATATATTTGCGTAGGAAGCTCTACAGGGGCGGCTGTTTGGCGTGAGCTTGTTCAAGTTCTTAATAGTAATTCTATATTACCAGCAACAACTGACACGGTAGACCTTGGGTCTAATACGGTTCGATATCAGGACTTGTTTCTAAGTGGTGGAATAGCCGCTTCAGGTAATGCTACATTTGGCGGTACATTAAATGTTACAGGCACAACAACTTTAAGTACTTTAAATGCTACCA